GTTAATGTCATACTCTAAGTCAATCTTAGCTCCTACACCCGTTGAACTACGTGATTTCATACATTGTATTTGATACTTGCCTCGCTCTTTCATAGCACGACTCGTAAAGATGCCGAACACATTATCTGCTGTATTAATCTTACTAATACCACCAGCAATGTGACTATGGTCAAACTCAATCTCATCGACAGCACTACGATTCAACTGTGAGGCAGTAACCATTAAGATGCCCATCTCTTTTGCAAGATTACGCAATTCTTCAGCAACATACTTGTCTTTAATGAACTGGTCGTTAGGATTAACTTTAACAGAGACTGGCATGACTAGATCCAAATAGTCAATCATTACAAAGTCAATATTGATACCTGTTTGAATCTGCACTTCTTTTAAGTAAGCACGAATATCATTCACATTACTTTGTGCTGGCAAACCCTTAACACGATATTTACCAGACTTCTTACCAACCATCTTAACTTTGAGTTCGGCACTACTAATATCTTTACGAATCTCTTTTGTTCCCATTTGTGTTAACATAGCATCTGTACGCAATGATGTTAATTCTTCACTCAACTCAAGTGTAACATAAACACCACTCATCCCTGCTTGTAACCAATTCAATGCTATGTTCATCATAACAAGAGATTTGCCTGAACCAGAACCACCGGCAAAGATGTTAAGTTCACCTCGACTGAAACCACCATACAATATTTTATCAACTTGAGGCCAGCCTGTACTAACTTGTCCACCACTGTTAAAGTATTTGTTAATACGTGCCGCCGGGTCTGCAAAGTAATCTGTACCCATGTCTTTTTGTAGGCAAATCTGTACTGCATCTTTAATTAGTTTCTCAACTGGACTAAAGTCTCCTTCATCTAAGAACTTTACTGCTTTCAAAATTGCTCGTTCTAGTTCTTGACGTTTAGTGAAAGATTCAAATTCTTCAAAGAACCAGTCATAGTGACCAGTAGTAAGATTTGAAATAGGTTCAATGTCCTGTCCTGTCACAGCTTTAATTTGTACTGGATCGGGCAAGATGTTGAATTTAGTTGTATGCTCTTTGTAGAATTCTGCGACTGGTCTTAATGACTTATCAAAGTTCTCAGAGTTCATAATGTTCATAACTCTAGTGTACAATGATGCGTTAGTAATCATCATTTGCAGAAACAACTTCTGCATCTCAACCGTGTATTCTTTTTGGTCAGATTGTTTTTTCAATTTTATTCCTTTGTATTTCTATTTTAATTTTACTCATTGTAGCATTTTGCAAGATGCTTAATAGAGTGGGTAACTTACCATATTTTACTACGGCATCGTTAACATCCTTAATACCCGGTTCCCAATTAGGCAAACTAACGCTGTAGCCTAATTCTAGTGCCCTCTCGCACATTTTTAGTCCTGATTCATCTCTGTCTGGTACCAGAATAATTTGCTTATTTAATGACGATAATAATTGTGCTTGTTCATTATTAATATCATTATGCATTACTGCGACACCGTCAATGCTTAATGCATCAAAAATACCTTCAGTTAAAATACACACTTGCCATTCAGGCTTTTGAATATCAATATTGAACACGTATCCATGTTGTTGCTCATTGATATACTTGGGTATTTTATTGTCTAAGAATCTGCTTGTGTGACCTACAATTTTGTTGTTGTAAGTGTATGGGATGATTATTCTATTAGCGTAACGACCTTTTGCAGTAGGTGTTATTAAGAACGGATACTCATAATAATTTATCATCCTTGCTTGCAGATAATCAACGTACTCTTTGTGCAGTGGGTTATTTTCATCAATTAACTCACCGTTAGGCAACTGATGGTCATCAAATTTAATTTTTACTTTTTGTTTTTTAGGTATGATGAAGTCGAGCAAATCACGTTGCTCTAAACTTTCTAAATTCCATCGTTGAATCTGTGTGTCATCAATACCACACCATAATAATAGTTGACGAGTTTTGTAAGAAATAGTCCTGCCTAATACAAAATTACATTTGTAATTGCAATTGAAACAATGATATGACCAATTAGTTTGACCATCAAACTTAATGCCACCTCGGCTTCGTGTATCGGATTTATGCCCATTGTGGTGACAGCACACAGCATTAAAACTATGCCAGCCACTACCAGTGGTTTTTTTCTTACCGGGAATAATAGATAGAATATCGAACATTACACTTAGTGTAACATATTCTGACGCAATTTACAACAACTATGGTTGTTTATCTTACCAATATGTTGGCTACGTTTCCTACGTTACTGTCAAATTCCATTCGGATATAAGGATGATACCCATGAATCACATACCCTTTTGTATCAGATACATTGTCATATGAGGCTGTTGTTATTTCATACCAATCACCATCTACAATTGTAGATCCTTGCACCGCTACACAACCATAATAATCACTAAACTGTGCTTGCAATGTTATTACTGGATTATCATTTGTTGTAATTACACTAGTGTAATAAATCAATGCATTACTATTAACATTGGCATTAGTTGTATTCGGGAACAACTGTCCTGTAGGAATTGTAACAGTTTCAGAAGGGATGAAGCTTGGTAAAATACTATTAACAATGTTCATGTCACCGCGAGCACCTGCATTTTGGTCAACGAATACGGGGAAATCAAACTCACCTACCGGAATCTCTAATGAGTAGTAGCACTTTTGCGGATCAATGTCTTCAATGTCAGCAGGACCTAATATCAAGGCTGCAATGCCTGTAACTGGCAATTGTAATGTTAGTGCTTTGTTTAATAGTATTTCACCGCCGGTATAATTAATCAACCTACATGTAATAGACTTACCAGTAATGTCTACCGGTTTTTGTTCCTGATTTAAGAACTGGAACTGGATCATATTGTCTACACCTTTGTGTAGGGTCAATGGCTTGGCATACTGAGGCATATAACTCCTTGGCGAATATCCTGATAATAACACAACGATTTGACGCTGTGTGTAAATGAAAACTTGGGTTGAGTACACAAATGTAATCTCCTATTGTGTATTTAGTCGTCCATAAATATTAATTTATTAACCATTTTATTCAACCGATAAATATGACGAGAATATTAATTAATGATACAAAACGAGTTCTTTAAACGCCTAAGCGAAAATCATCCTTTTATTACTATCTGTTCCTATGCAAACCAAGACTATGTTGGAATTGTGCAGAACAGAGATGATGTTGTAACCACAATTTATGACTACGGTTCTATTATTGATGATAGTGTTAAAGAGAAATTCTTAGAATTAGGAGATATTTGGTGGTGGGAAAGCAATAGACTAATACCTATCAATTTATTTTTAAAAGATGAGTGGGGTATTTTCAAACCCTATTTGAGGACTTTTAACAATAAGAGTCTGTCTATTTTACACGGTCCGGTTTGTAGCATACTTGATTTAAACAAGCGTAGAAGCAAACGCCGTAGTATTACATTAGTTAAGCGTATTACTTAATAAATTCATATGGACAACTACTAACTGAGCATATGCAATAGCGTGTGCTTTTTTAAATACATATCCATCTGTTCCCTTATCCCATACAGTTTTAGCGACTTCACTCCATTTTTGACCAATCAGATGCTTTTTACCGGGACGAATAACAGCTAGAAACATAGCTAATCTCGGGATACTATTAACTGGTTCTGGCATCTTTTGTAGATTGTAGTATTGATTGTTCAAGTGAATCAATTGTTCAACAAATTTACTATCAGTTAGTTTAGCCCAATTAGGCTCACTCATCATTAAGTTTAAGTGTTCTTCACTTTTAACCTGCTCATAGACATGAACATTCAACAAGTCTAACTTAAAATACCCACGCTTATCTGCCACAGTGTAGTCAATACTTGCCATACTATTAACCGGGTCATATGGGATATCTGTAATGTAAACCCCTGTATTATGCTTACGCATAGGCTTTACGTTACGCATTGCGGCTGGTGTATGTTTGATAACTTTCAATAACTCATCACGATTACCGAAGTCAATGTCAATGTCTGAATCAATTCTCATTTAGGGGGTGCTACTAATTCTGCTTTAATTAATTTAGTATACGCTTTTTGTACAACAATAGCTTGTCTTTCGGCATCTTCTACTGCTTTGTGGCTTGTAGTGTGTCCACCATCTTTAAGACTCACTCCGGTTATTTCCCACAATGTTCGTGTGTCACGCATCGTCCAAAAAGGCCAGGGAATAGGATTAGGCTTATCGCTAGTTTGTCGCCAAGCATTCTCCATTACAACTAAGTCAAAAGGTGCACCATTACTCCAAACAGCACGACGGTTCCAACAGAACTTATAAAGGGTCTCCATGCACTCTTTAAATGGCACACGTCCCCCGTCTCCCATAGCTTCTTCAAGTGCTTCAGGGCTCTGTTCACTCCACCATCGCAATGTATCTTCATTTATACTTCTCCCGTAAATTTCTGTTTGATCCTCAACTGTAGGTCGTAGTTCTAAACGTTCAACAACTCCACTGCCTTTAGGATCAAATCTTACTGCACCAATGGTTAAGATAACACAGTTAGGTGTTGTATCTAAACTCTCAATGTCTATCATAATATCATTTGCCATTACACATACCACATTTCATACATTACTTTATACTTGTCATTTCTAATCTCTATTGTAACACGGCCTTGATTTAAATAAAAGTCCCAACCATCACCTCGTTGCCCAAAGTTTCGTCTGCACCATTTTACAATAACACTAGGATCTTCTTTTTTAAAGACACAATCATATGTGTATTGGGTTTTGCTACCCAATATTCTTGTTTCATCCAAACATTTGGTTTCTTCAATGTAGGGTAATTGACTGAATGTGCCCGTATTCTTTAACATTGCCATATTATGCCTGTAATGTTTTCCAAATATATTTCTTCTCTAAATAATCCTGAAACTTTAGTGCTTCATTTTCATTATTAAATGCCACGCCTTTAATATCATACATATCTTCTAGGTATCTAGCATATTCTCCATTGATATCTTGCGCCCAAGTATGCATTGTTATCCACATAACATCTATTTCTCCACCACTTAGTACCCCTGCCATTATTGCGA